GTTGGTGCCGCGGTAGCAGGCTTGTAGCCTGGGAAAACCTCGGCAAGCATCTTGTCTTCATCAAAACCTTCTGAATCGGCGTAAAACATTTTGAAGTTCGCACCGTCAGACACACGTGCATTTGCACTAAAGGTCAGCGCATCAACCACCCGCTGTTCGGACGTGTTGTTGGTCTGGAGGTTTTCTTCACCACGCACAACCGTGCTGTCGAAAAAGACAAAGTACATAGACTTGCCATTTTTGAGCTGTGTGGTTTCCACAATCAGTGGGACGGATGGAAGCAACTTGGTGTAGCTTGTCGCAGCACCATCTTCCCCGATTTCCATACCAGTAACCTTGTCCACAATTTCGTGCGGGATGTCGTTGGCACTCAATGCACACTGTGGCGCCGGAATGCCGACGGAACTGTCGGTAACCATGTTTGAGCCATAAATTTTGGTGATAGTAGCGGCTAAGCCGGTAATGTTGGCGGCCGTAACACCTTTACTAGACTTTGCGTCAACCTTAAACAGGCCGTTCGCGCTCAGTCCCTTGTCTTCATCCGCAATAAGCTGGCCGCTTGTCGCGTCCAGAATGCCCATTGTGGCGGAGAGTACACCTACTGTTGCCATTAAAATCGCTCCTTTTCGTTTTGAAACTTTAGAATTGCCGTGTACTGCTGCGTGTCGGGGTCAAAATCGTGCTCAATGGGCGCAATTTGCTGCCAACCCGCGGCTTCCAGGGCACAAAAAAAGGCCTCTTCCACGTCCGGCGAATCGCCAGACTTGGAGAGACCATAGAAAATATTTAGTTGTGCTGACCGCGCAAATCGCGTGGCCTTGTTGCTACCGTACCCGGCCGGCATGTTGCCGGTCAGTTCGGTCACCAGCGCCACTGTACTGGTGGTATCGGTTTGCACCGTGTCCGGCAGCAGTGTCGGGTAGACACCATCGACGCCAGGCACATCAGCAATAATCTTCGCTACCTCTGTCACCGTGCTAATCGTCACCACCGCCTTTTAGCTCTTTGAGCTTGGCCACCATTGCGTCTCGAATTGCGCCGGCAGATTCCGCCTGTGCTCGATCTGCAAAACCCATATTTGCCTGGATTTTTGGTGTCATAATTTTGCGGCCATTATTGGTGATGCGCGCCACAAAATCAAAGTAGTGGTCCTCAAAACCGACGTCTGTACCATTGGCTGGTTGTCCGCCAGCAAGGATGCCAGGCTCATAGGTGATTGAGTCTTGTAAATGCCCAAATTTTCGCTGCTTAGCATGACCGGCCTGCTTGCCGCTTAGACCATAGTCAATATTGCTTCGGGGTGTATGCTCGCGGAGTGACTCCGCAAACACCTTTGCACCAGCGCCAGTAATTTGCCCCTGCTCCGCCGTGGTAGGCACTGCAGCGTGCTCAACTTTGCTCAGCCACTCATTCATCGCCGTTCCAAAGTCCTCAGCCACGCTTAGTCACCTCCCGCAGTGTCAGCAGGTCATAAGCATTCGGCCCAGGTACCGGCTCGACTTGCACGCTAATCAGCTCAAAGGTGTGGCCATCGACCACAGCGCGGGTAATTCCTTTGTAGTCAATCCCGCTGCGAATTACATAGAGCACTGTGTCCTGGAGACCGACAGATGCAGCGGTAAATTGCTGCAGTTGCGTGCGGCTCCAGGGACTGCACCAAGTTTTATGGCTTACCACAAACTGCGGCTCGGGAATACCGGCATCATTGTAGACGCTAGTCATCATCCCCAGCTGTAGCAGTCGAGTCAGCTGATGTGGATTCGCCAGTTGGACCATACTCATCACCTCCGTATCGGTAGCGCAGTTGACCAACAATGTTGTTAAGCACCAGATCAACACCCGCGGACGTCTTTTCGGCCGCGGCTACCGGATTGCTAAAGTACGCGCCGGCAAGTGCCAGCACAGCCACCCGATAAATCGAGATGTTTTTAGGCGCCTCACAAAATGACTCCGGTGCCCCAACCGCAGACTGCACATAACTGGCAGCCGCATCAAGGTACCCCTGCAACGCCGTGTTTTGTGCGGTGTCCAGTTCAGCGTCTCCAGTGTCCATCAGGCGCAGGCTGTACTTAAAGTCCGAGAGTGCAATCATCTAGATCACCTCTAAGCTGCTGCCGCTACTGTCACCTTGACGGAGGCAGCAAAGCTGCCGCTGGTGGCGGTGATGTTGGCGCTGCCCTCTGCCACTGCGGTGATAGTACCGTCAGCGGCGACCGTCGCAACGTCTTCATTGTCGGACTTGTACGTAATTGCGCCAGTTACCTTAGCAGCATCATCAGCATCTGCTGGGTCTGCCACGGCGGTCACTTGCTTAGTATCGCCGACTTTCATACTTGCGGTGGCCTGACTCATCTTGAGCCCGGTCGCAGGATTAGAAGCCGGCGCTACGCTTTTGGGGACGCTGGCACCTGGTCAGCAATCGCAGTAAAGGACCCAGCAACGGCAGCCTCATCGTCAATCAGCTGCACGTCGAAGCGGTCGATGACGCGAATCTTGGTAGAATCAGTCTCAAATGCACCACCACCGATATTGGTAGAGAGCAAGCTCATCTGCTGACGGTCAAAGAGCGTAACAGCCTCCTTGAGGTCACCAAAGTAAAATGGCATTGCGCCGTCTTCGGCGTTTGGCAGCGCCTGGTTGGCTACCACGTGGATGACGTGACCGTCAATCTGCTTGAGCTCCGGCTGGGTAACTACTGGCTGTACCAAGTAGCGGCCTTCCGCGTCCTTAACCTTAGCAAGTACGGCAAAACCGGTTTGGTTGGTGAGAAAACTGGAGCCATTGACGAGCGCTGGGTCCAGGTCAACGTTAACCATGTCCTTGATGTCGTCAAACTTGGCAATTGCGTGCTTCTTCTTGAGGCCGACTAATGCCGCTACAATCTTGATGTTGCGGGTCGTAACATCCTTTTTCGCAATCCAATTTGTGAGCCATGCCAGGATGTTTTCGGCAGTGTCAGCAAGCAAAGTGTTGGTAACGGTGGTAATACCAGCGTAACGGTGGATAAGGTACTTGATGAGGTACAGGCTCGGATCGTCGTTGTCACCAATCTTGGCAGTCTCATCGTCCAGGTCAGCAAGTGGCTTGATGTCGGCCAGCTTCTGGTATACCCGGGAGCCGTTTGGCGTAGAAACGTTTTCTACGTTTACGTACTGCTCTAAGGCGTCAAACTGACGCTTGAGCTGATGAATAGCTGTTTGGACGTCATCAGGAATCGTCAGGCCAATCATGTTGCCACTAGGGTCTGTGTTAGATGTGACCACGTTGACAACCTTAGGATCGTTCTTCATCATCCCCACAAAGTCCTCCACAAACTTGCCTTTGAGACTAGTTTCTTCAGGTGTGAGTGGCTGCTTCTTTTGGATGTTGTTAGCAGCTTCGGCGCGAGCGTCAAGTGTCTGCTGTTTAAGTGCATCACGGCGAGCGCGCTTCTGGTCACGCTTCTTAACGAGGTCGTTGTAGGCCTTGTCATCATAATTTTCATCCAACGCTGCAGCGGCAAGTTGAGCGTTAAGGTCAGCAACCTCGTTGCCGGCCGCCTGCCATGCGTCGTTTAATTCGTTGATATTAATTGGTGGCATTTTCATACTCCTTTTCTGAGTGCATTAAAATAGCCAACTTCCGCTGCCGCAGAGTTGGCTTTTCTTCTGGTTCTTCATTTTTCGGTTCTGGTACTGGTGGCGTTGGTACTGGCGGCGTCTGTTGCTTGTCAAACATTGCCTTAAGCTTGTCGAGTGCGGCGGTTGGCACTGAGCGCGTCCCCACACTGGCAGCAAATTGCTGCTTGCTGTCACCGTCAAACATCTGTGCGTCTGCAAAGCCCCAGTCAACCGCCTGCTTGGCAGTAATCCAGGTCTCTTGCACCATGAGATTGAGCAATTCATCATGCTTCATCCCTGTTTTGGCTTCATACGCCGGGATAATCGTCTGGTCAATTTGGTCAAGCATTTTAGTGGCTTGATCCATTGCATCACGATTGCCCTGCGCCACTGTTGCCGCGCGGTGAATCATAAGTGCACCCGTTGGCGAGATGTTGACGGTATCGCCCGCCATGGCAATGACAGACCCAGCGCTTGCGGCTAAGCCCGTGATGTTTACGGTCACATGCCCCTTGTGAGCGCGAAGCATGGTGTATACGTCTGATGCAGTAAACACATCGCCGCCGTCACTGGACAGATTAACTGTCACATCATCGGTGGGATCAGTTGCAAGCTGCGAGCGCACTAGATTTTCACCGATGCGCGGAATTCCAAGCCAGTCATAAAGCATGGCGTACTGATCAGTGTCGGCCATCACGTCGCCATGAGCTTCAATCGTAATCATTCATTTTCACCTCCTTCCGGTTCTTGCTTTGTCGGCGGTTCTACCGCTACCTTCG